AGCAGGGGGTGTATTCGTAAAATTACCATAATCCAGATAGTAAGACCCATCTTGACCATCTAATTTAGTAGCATCTACATCCGAAGGAGTCGAATTAAAAATATTCGACATGTCTCTTGATTTGCCCATAATTCTTCTCCTAGAATGTTACTGACTGACTTAATGTTCCAGCTACCTCAAGATTACCTGACTCATCTAATCGCATTTTAATTACGCCATTTTTACTAAGAATTATTTTACCATTCTCATCTTCTTCGATCGTCCATGTTTCGAGATTGAAAGAAGACAATACAGCATCAATATCTTCTAAACGTGAGGTAGTGTTAAATGCCCAAGAATCTTGGATATCATCACCCGTAATAGGTGGTTTAATTACTGACATTATATTCTTCCTCAATTAGGCTTTCAAGTTTATCTATGCGCCCTTGAAGAAATTCAATCATCATATCTTGTTTAGCGTCAGCTGGAAGAGCGCCAAGCTCTCCGCGAGGCCATTTAACTCGGAATTCACTATTCATTCTAGTGTAAACAGATTGCTTATCCGCTTCATTTTCAAGTGCATTAAGGCGTTCTACAATTCCGAAATAACCCCAAACAGCTATAGCTACACCCGCAATCATGCCAAGAAGATTCCTAATGGGAATTGTAATTTGTGTGTTATCGTTTACTTCGGTAGCCATGTCATTTACCACTTAGTTTTGTGAGACCAATAACGGGCGCTCATTTTGCTTGGGCTTGAATCCTGTGCATTATGTCGAGCGTAATAAGCTTTCTTCCTAGCTTTCCCAGCTTTGGTCTTTGGGTTCTTACCTTCACCACTAACTCCTTGAGCGCCGAAACGAATGAGACGAATCTTATCACCTTCTTTAGCAAGCACCGCATGACTTTTCTTTGGATGCTTAGGGGTACGTTTTGGTTTGTTGTAACCGCTAAACGTTTCACCTCTATAGTTGATACTCATAGTCTTTCTCCATTACAAGGGTTTCTTGATCGCAAAGAGCCGCTTCAAGTTGACCTGATAATATATCAAGTTCTGCAAGCGTTTCTCTTTTCATATCTCTATGGAGACAGCGTTTCATAGTTTGGATTGTCCTACTCATTGCTTCCAAGCGTTCAAGAGAGTTCATAGTTTTCCTATTTTTGTTAAAGTTTAAATTTCGCACCCACCCGCTGTGCAAGCAAGGGTTTGTGCGCCTTCAGTGTTATCTTCTTTCTCGTACGACACAAGATCGGCGAAGTTGATTTGCGAAGGAAACGCTGCAAACGCTTCTTCGTATTCTTCTTCGGAACAATCTTGGTAGGGGGCCTGCGCGTATGTATGATCAGAATAGGGCAGGAAACTAATCCCCGAACACAAGTCGAAGTTGTCATAGACCCATGCACCCACTTCCATCCACTCTTCTTCTCGCACATAAATCGTAACCGAAGGTTTGTGTTCGCACCAATGCACGGCATACATCTTCCAGTTTTCAAGCTGTTCGATTGCATTTTGTTCATTCGCTAGAATAGCGCCTTCTGGGGATTTAATGGGGAAGCTAAAGATGGTCGTGCTATTAGGTTTCATAGCGCAAGCTTCGTTAGGTACACCTACGTCTTTCAAAAAGTCTGTGATAGGATCTTTGTTGTCTTGTCGTACAGTACGAATATAGTACGGAGCAAAGCGCCCGTGTATACCTGATGCAGAATTGACAAGCTGCGAAACAGTACCGGATGGCTTGATGCAAGTAATAGCTGCACTCTGAGGGATTCCCAGCTTATCAGCCCATTCTTTGTTTGTTTCGACAGCAACATTTTTCAATTCCTTCAAGAATTTTTCGTCGGGGTTTTGGAGTACAGGTGAATCCTGGATTCCGGTGAGAGACACTCCGAGCAAAGACTCTTCGGCAGTATTGCGTTTCCACACTGCTCGCAAGTAGGGAAGGTCGGTAAGGGTTGCTTGTAGTGTCCCAAGAATTGTTGCCAACCGTACTTTGCGCTTGAGAGAAGCCTTTGTATCTTTTTCACGTGCTACGACCTCCGAGAGGTTACAGAATTGGTTTGGTCGGAGGATGATCTCTGAGCAGGGATTCGTTCCGAAATCCCAATCAACGTCTCTGCGGCCATTTTCAGCCGCTTTTGCCTTTGCTGCAATGCGCGAGAATATTCCTCGCTCTCCCGATTTACTCTTGACGAGGGCGGTCCATTCATCTAGGAAGGTCTCCATATCTGGTTTGACTTCGTAACATGCACTGTTATTAGCTAGCGCACGATGACCATAGTGTTCCCACCAGTTACCGCTCTTAGCGTCACGTACTTGGGGGTCGCCAATGTCTGAAAGCGAAATCATCGCGCTCCGACGTACACCGCCGACAACAATAATCTCACCAACTTTGCACATGATGTCATGGCATTCAATTGGATTTAGCTTTCGTCCAGCGGCTCCTTTAAAAATTCGATCGATGAAACCCATGAGGTCCATAAGAGGTTCCGGACCGCTAGCCCGTCCTCCCATCGTCTTAAGCCTAGCTCCAGCGGGTCGTACCTTTGAGTAGTCCCATTGGTGTACTTGACCAAGATATAGGTCTGCAACTTGTTTTCGGATTGCTTTCGCCCATCCTTCTTTTGAGTCACCAACTACGATCTCCCGTTCCGTTTCCGTAAATGTATCGTTTACAATGGGAAGCTTAGAAACAAATTTTGATTCGACACTGAAACCCACACCCGTCCCAGAGGCAAGAATGTAGAGAGCTTCGTCAAAAGCGCGAGGGGAATCAACGGCCAGAAAACTACAGTTAAAGCCAGCAACATTATTTTTAGCGAGAGCATCACCTGCGCTCCAAAGGCAACGCATAGAAGGCATAACTTCGAGTTCGTGAATTGCTTTATAAAGTTCTGCATAATCATCTTTGCTAATCTTGTCGCCCCAATAATCAAGATATCGGGTAACGGTTTCTTCCCAGCTTTCGCGCTTTTCTGTTTCTTCGCTCCAACGAGCATAACGTGAGAGGTGAATAAATTTTTGATATGTGTCCATTGTGTTACTCCGAGTAAACTGATTTGTAATAACCATTATTAAGATGTATCTTGAGTTGATCGTACCCACCGATGTGTAAGTTCCCCTTCATAATTTGGGGAACCGTAGACCATTTCCGACTCTTAAACATTTTTAGAGTTTCGGGATCTGAATCCACATCGATAAGCTCATACTCAAGATAGTTATCTTGGAGTAACTTTTCGGCTTTCTCACAATAGCCGCATGTGTCTTTTGTGTATACTGTGTACATATTGTCCTCTATATGCGTACAGCTACTTAATTACAGTAAGTTTGGCGATTTCCATTTCCAATTCATCGTCACTTAAGTCACCAGCATTAATAGTCTGGTTAACTTCTTGACGTTGAAGTTTGGGGGCCTCATATTCTGCAATAATAGCAGCAATACGGGTGGCTTCGCCTTTGTCACCTTCTTCAAGTGCTTCGTACATATTATAGCGGAGAACATCAAGGGCGCTAAAAGCAGCTTCGTCTTCCTTGATTACCTTCGCTAGTTGTTCCATTTTCTCTTTAATCTCTTCGCGGATAGCTTTGTTACGCATACGCGTCTCTAAGCCTTTCTTCCGATATTCTTCAGCCATCTCAGGAGAAGTAATAGGATTTAAATTCGACAATGACTTGTCTGAAACAGGGTGCTTACCTTTGCTCATGTCTATTCTCCTATATTTCTATTCTGCATTCAGGAAACAATTCAAATCGGGGATCAACACTGTGACCGTCCCATTTCTTCATTGCGTGTTCCATACATGCCTGATGTGTTTCAAAAGTTAAATCGGTTTTAACTTGGGCTACGGGTGAGCCTAAGATATAAAATATTATAAATAATTTAAACATTACAACCAACTCGTATCATCGTTATTCGATGCACCGCCAATGCGGTCTCGCCATGATATCCTGTCGTTCGTAAGTTTATCCGCGTGAGTCCTGAGAACCTCTAACCCCATAGCGCAAGCCATAACGGTATCGTCATTGCACCCAGACATAGCTTCCATTTTACCGGAGTCTTTTGAGATGTACGTTTTGAGTTCTCTGATAATTGTATTAGAAGGAATTCGTATATCATCTTCATTCACCGCATTTTGTAGGAGACCAATAATCTGTGGCTTAGTCGCCATAGTAGTCTTAAAACCTGGCCGCGCTCCTTCGGAGGACGACAAATCAGCTACTTTAGTTTGGTAATAAAGATTAACGTAACGCATTTGGTCTAGCCTTAAAAGTGTTGCTAGCCCAATGCTGTTTGATTCTACGCATAGTAGAGCGTTATTGAAATACCTTCCAAGATAAAATAAAACTTCCCCGAACTCTGTCGGGTCGATTCTGTTGTTGCGATACATAGCTACAACTTCCCTATTGGAATTCATAACTACCGCACAAGAATAATCTTTCCCAACGCCCTGTGCAACGTCAGCTGCAATAATAAAAGGGGTATCGAATTGTGGGTATTCCCATATTTCGAGTGAACCTTCTTTCATCTCAACAAATTCACCCGTCATCGGGTTGAAGTCTCTGAGTGCTTGGGGGTCAGTAGCTATTAGGTCATTCAGCTTCTCTTGGTCAAACACTGTGTTGCCTGAGACAATAAAAGCTTCTTGAGCGTTAGCTGGATATTCTTGTTTAAATTTATTTTCGCCGCCTTCCGCAATTTTTAAACGTCGCCAGTAAAGTTGATCGTTATCGAGATCATATTTCTCGACTAACTCATCTTCTTCAACCGTCCGTTCAAAGTTGGTGGGGGCTTCCCTGCGATATTCTTCAGTAGCGAACCACGGAATAAAAATCGCTAGATATTCATTCTCTTCATTCATAGCACCCTGGAAGAGTCGCCAGAATTCCCCTGACGCACCATTCGCAGTGGACTCCATGATTACCTCAGTCCCTTCGGCCTGGGAAATTCCCTGAAAGAGTCCCGCGAGAATTTTCTCATCGTGTGTCCAAAAGCCGACCTCCGAAAGGTGGGCAATGGTGGGGGTAGTACCGCGTCCAGCTTCAGGAGAACCAGCAGTGTAGAGACGATAACCAGATTTGTTTTCATCGAATAAAATCTCTTTTGCATTGGACTTCTGAAGGGTCGGGCGAAAACCATCGGGCATATTATCAATAATATTCCTACTCATATTAAACAGCGCATCCGAAGTTGCGGAGTCATGAGCCATCACAACCGACTTAGAGTAGGGTGTGAAATAGGTTTTCCAGAATACCCGCGCAGCGCAATAAGTAGATATACCTTGCTGCCGCGCTTTGAGGATAATGGCGCGTACGCGTCCGGTCTCCTCTATTTGTTTATCAATAGCTTCTGTAATAAGCCGTTGGGGTTCGTTAAAGATGAATGGTAGGAATCCTTGAGAAGAATCTTTGGTGAGGATCTTGATATTATCCGCACAGAACTTTTCAAAGTCGTTTTCATAAACTTTAACAGCCTCCCGTTTGGCTTTTTCT